AGAGAAGTAGAAGATGAAAGAGCAGTAAAGATATACAGGAAAATGGGTGGTATGAAACTAAACAAACTTACAACGGCTGAGCTGAAACAGAAAGAGGTTTTGTTTCTCGAATTGTACAAACAAGAAGAAGCGAAAGAAAAATATGAATCTTTACCTAAGGCAATAAAGTCGAAACTAATAGGAGTAATTGATGACAAAAGAAATAATGAAAATAAAAATAAATAAGGTTGATGAAGACGATAATGTATTGGAAACCATTGAGTTAAATTATAAAGAACACCCTCAGGAGTTTTTAGAATTTACAGAAAGATACATGGACAGTCTTTGGCAGAAGTTTAACAAGGCAGATAACGATGAAGACAAGAAGAAGATAATGGCGGTAACTGCTGCTTTTTTAGTCCATCTGGGCAAAGAGTGTGGTTTACCTGAATCCAAGATCGAAAACATGATAGAAAATGTTTGCAGCAACAATGTTACGAGGACTTTACAATGAAGTTAAACGACGAAGCAGCAGAAAAATATTTAGAACAATACAGAAAACATGGAATGGATTATGCTTTCCATAATGCTGAACTGAGAAAGTATGAATCATTGCTAGAATACCGTAAAGCGAAGAACTTTGTTTCATCTGAAGTTTCTGGTTCAGTAACTCAAATAAAAAACGAAGCGTGTGCGAATGATAATCTCAAAGAGTTGATGGACTTAATTGCTATGCACGACATGGAGAGAGAGAAATCATATACTCAAATGCACTATTTCAGAATGAAGTTTGAGGGCTGGAAAGCAGAGACATTTAAAAAATCGAATGATGAATATTTCGAACAAAAAGTTTACGCTAAAACTTAAGGAGGTATATCAAGATGCTGAAAGAGAAAGTTAATAAATACTATAAGGGGTTTTTATCCGTTAGAGATTATGTGTGCAAAAAAGCTATCAAGAAAGGAGGTTTACAAATAATACACAAAAACAAAATAGCTTTAGAAATCACGCCTGAGCAGTTGCAAAACGCTTTAGATACTAACAGGAATGTAATTTGCAAATCTAAATTTCCACCGTACAGAGAATATTCTTTGGTAGATTTTAGATATAAAAAAGAAAAGGAGAATGGACAACAAACTCTTTTGTGATGGCTAAGAAAAAACCTACTAAACTAGAGAGAGAAGATATGAGAAAGAAAGCAGAGTGGGGCTGCGTGGTGTGTCGTAAGATAGACTTCAATGTAATTACTCCAGCACAGATTCATCATATCAGAAAGGGGGCAGGGTTAGGACAGAGAGGGACTGAAACAATCCCGCTCTGTTATAACCACCACTTACATCCTAAATATGGTATTCACGGAATTGGTGTCAAGGCGTGGACTAAAATCTACGGGACTGAGCATGAGTTGTTGCAATTTTATGAGGATCATAAAGATGAATAAAGAATTGTTATCAATGTTGTTGCCGAAGAGTCAGACTCTTGAGAAGTCTTCAGGCAGCAATAACGCTATCACGGTAGAGGACATAAACCTAATCTTGTCGTATGCGAAGTTAAGCAAAGAGGAATATAATTTTTTATTGATGAAGTTCGTATCGGCTGATACTTACAAATCTAGTTTTGTGGGAGAGGTGGCTCTTAGGTTTTGTGATATTGAAGATAAGAAAAATGAAATGTTGGATTTCAACATGCTCAACAAACTTATAAATCTAGCAGTCGTTGAGTCGTGTGAACCAAAGTGTGTTTTCTGCAAAGGAACAGGAACTCTAATAACACTCGATAACATATCCGATTGTCCTCATTGTGTTGATGGCATATTTACATTCACGGATCAAATAAGATGTCATCTGTTGAAGATTAAATCGTTTACAAAATTTAAGAAAAAATTTGCACAAATCAAAAACTTGATTGATGAAATAGAGATATCAGCATTGTCCAAAATTGGTGAATAATCACAAAAATTAGGGGGTACCTAAGGTATAGCTCACCCTAGAAAATGGGCTTCTCGAGGCTATTAGACCCCTGTTTTTTTAATGACGAGACGGTTTTTTTTCAATAATTGACACTTCGCTTGATAAATTGTCTGTTGCGTCCTCATCTAAAATTTCTGTATCTTGACTTATTTTTGGTCTAGTTCCTATCAAAGAATTAAACTCTGCAATCAATTCTTCATCAGTTTTGTTTGAGTCTCTGTCAATATTCATGTTGATGTTCTGCGTTGCAATCTTGTTAATCTCAAGAACACGAACTGCTGCGTCAAGCCTGACCCTAGAAGATTCGTCATCTAACAATTCAATCAATCTTGATATTGCTTTACTAGAACCAGCAGCCATGTCCTGACCATTCCTTTCTATTATTTCCTGTTCGTATTTTTTTCTTAGATAACTGCCCATGCGTTTAGCTGAAGATTCTTTATAACCAGCTTTTAATGCTGACTGTGTTGCGTTACTTGCCGTTTTGCCGCTACAAAAAGCGTCGAGGAATGCCTCCTCCTTTTGTTTGTCTGCTCTCTTTGGCATTTTAAACTCCTATTGTTGTAATGGATTATCCGATCTTGCTTTCATCTCAGCAACCTTAGCGTTCAGTACAGCTATCTCTGCTTTCATAACAGCAATGTCTTGCTCTAATGGTTTTATGTTTGGAGCTTTTTGAGATTCAAGATTTTCAACTCTTTCAATAAGTTGTCCCTGAAATACGAAGAGCGAGGCTATAGCGATTATAGCTCCGACTGCACCAGTTATTGTTTTAATATCCACGAATCCTCCTTAAGTGTTCTTGTGTTCTTATAACTTCATCAGTAGCCTGTTGAATTTGTTCTTGATAATTTGCCACAGTATCGCCATATTTGTTTTGGCTTTCAGCATATATATTTCTAGCATCAATATATTCTCTTTCTTCATAATAGTCTCCTCCATCAATTACAGGTTGATTAGAAAAAATATCCTGATTGATAGCGTTATATGTGTCCAAGATTTTATCTTTAGACATCGCTTTAGCAACAATGAATGATGTTACTAAAAGTCTTTGATCTACTCTTTTTATAGTTTCATTTACTTTGCGTTCTATGTTTTCTACTGAAATCGTTGTATCAACTGTTGCAGTACTTTCACTATCCCTGCTTTCTTCCATCTCAACATTACCGCTTTCGGAATCTTGGCTGTCTTGAGAAGCGACTTCAGTTCCCTCACTTCCTTGTTCACTATCGACTGTTTCTGTTTCTCTGTCAGTCTCATTTACTTCTTCAGTAGAGACCTCAGTTTCTGTTTCACTTTGTTCATCATTGTTAGAAGCCACGCTTTCGCTTTCAGAAGTTTCATTCCCAGACTGTTCTCCTCCTGAAGATACTCTTTCGCTGCTCTCTTGCTCAGGCTCTGGAGAAACGCTTGTTTCGTTTTCTGTTGATGACTCTCCATTTCCTGTTCCGCTAACTTCTTCTGTTCTAAGTTCTTCTGTCTTTCCTCCTCCGACTTCTTCTTCTCTAGCTGCAAGCTCAATTTCTCCGCTAGACTCAAAGGTTTCTCCGATGGTCTCCCTTTCTTGAACGGGTCCTCCCTCAAAGCTTGCGCTAATGTTTGTGATTTCTGTTGTTTCAATTTCTGTTTCAAAGCTTTCGATTTCTGCTGAGAATGTTTCGATGGTCTGCGGTTCTTCATAAGTAACCTCCTGAAATATATTCACTATTCCTGTGTTTATTTCTTCTGTTTGGATTTCTTTAATTTGTGTGAGATACTCCTCTACCTGTGTAAACTCAACATTACTTGTTAGTGCTATAGAGGGTATCTCTGTAAATTCTTCAAACTCTACTATTTCTATCTCTGCTGATAATACTTGTTCGATTTCCTCAAATGCTGTGGCTATGATTGCTGTCTCTGTTGCTGATAAAACTACAGGATCATAAGTCATAGTAACTTCTACATTATCAAAATTAGGACCACCCAAACCACCAGCAATACCATTAGAGTCAGTACCACTAATAGTAATACCTCCCCTATTAGAGCCACTCTGTGTATACGCAACAGAATCGCTGAAATCTTTTCCATTAATGCCTGTAACATTTGTTCTCTCCTGTGTTGTTGTAGCTAACACATTGTTGTCAGAATCTTTTATTTGTAATTGAATGGTAAAGCTATCTGCTGGTCCGCTACCTCCCCAGCATTGAGCTACCCCACATTCTCCGTTCTGCACTTGGACTGAGCTGTTTAGTGTAATCCCATTATCTAACATTGGTTGTGTTATGGTGTCTGATGTTAGGTCAAACGATTGGCTTATGCTCCCTGATAATCCTATTTCGAGATCGTATTGAGAACCACAACAATCGTTGAGAACGGTAACTTCACCAGTAGTTGTCCAGCCATTAGAGTTACCATTTTCAAAAGTTCCGTTAGTAATTAAGTTCCCAGTAGTTTCTGCAAACAAACTTAATGGAAATAAAAGTATTGCTAAATATCTCATTGTTTCTCGATTGGGTATATTTCTTGTTCATTAGAACCCCATATAGGTTCTCCTATTTCTACTTGGTAAGTAGAACAACTACTTAATAGGCTCAATATTGCCACTAGGTACAGGCTTCTCATTCCAGGTCATACTCCGTTTGGTTTGAGTAGCTCCAGTTAATTGTTGTTTTCGCTTCTCTAGCCATTTCTCTTTAGCTTTTTGTCCTATCAATCCATCAATAGGACATGGTGTGCCAGCGTCCATCATAGCTTGCCATACGTTTTCATCTTGGCACATCAACGATATTGCTGCTACTTTCATGCCTAGCTTAGATAAAACCGCAACAGACTTTCTTCTCTCGCAGGCTTCATCAACCATATAACTGCCAAAACTTCCTGAGAAGCCGATAACAGTTACTCCTGCTGCAAGCGGAATAACACATGAGTCCTGTCCGTATACACTCATAGCAGGAGCTGAGGAAGTATTAACTGCTGTTTTTTGGTTTGTAGAGTTGTTCGTTTCGTTGTTGGTTGTTGTGTTTGAGCTACTACCTGATTGGTATGTAGTTGATGATTCATAACCACCTGTAATTGCTGTGTTTGACCCAGCGTTATTGCTCTGGGTATTAGTGGTGCTGCCTGAGCTTGTTACATCTGATATTGCGTTTTCTATACCTAAAATAATTACAATTATTGCTAAAATATAAAAACATTTTTTTATGTTCGACATTTCCATTTTCTTAAAGCCAATGCTTTTCTAGTTGGTCTGCCCTTACTATCTTTCATTGGTCCTTTGACTCCTGACATTCTTGCACAAAAGCTTGCTCTTCTCTTAGCTGCTTTTGATCCTTTGGGCGCTTTACCTGTTACAGGTCTTTTAAGATTAGCACCTGTAGTTCTTTTAAAAAACTTTCTACCTGCTTCGTTTAAACCACCAGTTTTGCTTTGATACTTTTTTGCTACCATTATTTTCTCGTTAATGAACCACCAAAATATAGCCCAATGATTGAGAATATAGTATGTGATTGAAGATTAGTTATAAAGATAGTGTTGCCCTCTTCAAAGTATGAGGTTTCATAGGTAGATCCAAATATCCACCAGCCACTATCAGCCTCAGTTACTATTTGATATGCAATGTTTACATCAGTAAATATTGGTGCAACGATTGGCACTACAATAATACTAAATACGCACATCAAGGCAATCCAACGACGTGTGTGTTTCGTGTGGGGGTCAGAGATTTCTCTAGCTTTATCTGTTTGTTTGGCTGCAAACCCTGCCCTAGCCATCAACATTTTTTGTCGTTCTGCTTCAGCCTGTCCTTTCTGTGCCATGATAGACATAATGCCACCTAGTACAGTAGACGCTAGCATTGATAAAAGTTCCATTGGTATCATCTTAATAATCCTCCGACACGCCAATGTCTATAGCCGTTTGTTTTAATATTTTTGGAGTTATGTTGCCTATGTCTGCTTTTATGTTTAAATAATCTAAAGGTTTTCTAAAAGATTTTGCTACTGTCCCATAAAGAGCAACAAATTTACTGCTAATTGAGTCGATTAATGGTTGATTGTTAGATGCTACTGCCTGTCTATAGTTAGCAATTAAACCTTTTACTGTTTCGCCTGTTATTTTAGAAGCCATCAATTTGTTAAAAAAGTACATACTGCCCATACCAGCTGCTGCACCAATAAAACCTCCAGAAAGACCACCAGCAGTAAAACCAAATAAACCTCCAACAGCTCCTGGTCCTATCTGTTGTGAGAATCTTAAAGCTAAAGACCTTTGTATAAACTGGTTGGTCTGAGGATCATCTCCAATCATTTTCATCATTTTGACCATATCTATAAGTTCATCAAATTTAAATTTCAAACCTGCCTCTTCAATCATGGCTTTATATCTATTTGCAACGGCTGGATTCACAATATCTCCGTTTGCATTTACACCTAATTTTTTATAAAAAGCGGCAGCTGCATCGCCAGCCTCACCGCTGTCTAGATTTAAATACCTTATTAAGGTGTCATCTATATCCCTTGTTATCTTTGCATTTACAGTTTTTTTAAAATTTTCTTTACCTATTACTTTTTTAACATACCTAATTTCATCAGGAGAACCATTGACAAAATATTTTTGCATTAAATCTCCTGATTTGAGCGTGTCCCCTTTTGCAATCTTTTCGAATCGTGCGGTTGAAAGTCCTGATACATTTATCATTTCGCCAGGCTTTAACTCAATCTTTTTTCCATCTCTAGTCAAAGCGTACTCATTCATGTCCGTGCCTTTAATCTGTCTAATTTTAAACTTAGGGTCTAAAGTAATGACTTCACCAAATCCTGCGTCGCCCTCTTTTAGAGTGTTATCCCTGCCAAGACGGAATGCCTTTGGAGCTAATATATCTTCTCTTAATTTATCTCTGGCTGTAAGTTCTCTTACGAGTTTTGTTGCTTTTACAGGATCTTCTTTTATAGATTTTATTGTAGTTAATATACTTTTTGAGTTTTCAAGTAATATATTATTGCGAACAAACTTTTCATCTGCGTTTTTTAAAGCAGACAAAGCAACTTCATCAACATTATTTTCTATGTCTTCTACTAAGGTTCCTCTTAAACGAGAAACTGCTTTAGCAAAATTAGCGGTTTCTTCAGAAGCGCCTATTCTTTTAGCATTTTCTAAAGCTTCTACATATTCTTTATTAAGTTGTTTCCTAAATGTTAATATTTTTTCTTCAGGAGAAAGCGTTTTAAATTTTTTCAAAGTTTGTGATGGCGACCCTATGTTTTTAGCAAGACCGTTTGCAATAAGAGTTAAATTTTCTCGGTCATATTTTCTGAGTTTTTGTAGGTTTGCTGGAGCTGGTCCATCAGTTATAGGCTTAATTAAATTAATAGCCGTATCTTCAGTTATTTCAGTTTGTCTTAAAGATGTTATTCCAAATGTGTCTTTTATGTTTCTTTGCTGTGATGCCGTTAATTCTGTAAATCTTTTATCTGGTGTAAAAAATTTATTTAAAATAATATTTTTACCGTCGAATATTCCATCTTTTTTTATAAGCTCCACAGCTTGTCTTTGTGTTTCTTTAGCCCTGCTTTTAGTTATTTCAGTTGGCTTGCCAAACGCTTTTAATAATGGCGCAGGTATTGTTTCTGAAGCGACTATTGTAGCATCATCACTTTCTATTTTAAAAAACTTTTGTGCTTGTGATAAAGGTATATTTAACTGTGTGTTATCTATACGAACATTAACAAAACTTTCATCTAAATATTCAGATGCTCTTCCAGGTTTTATAATACTAGATGCTGGTGCTAGCTTAGGTGGTGGAAATAGATTGTCTGCCATTTCGTTTGTTTCTTTAAGCAATAAATCACGCAGAGTTCTACCCTCTGTAGAAAAATTTTGCACTTGTTGACCACGAAAATTAAAATCGTCCCAGTTTCGTTTTGTTGCTTGAAAACCTTGATTGATATTAAAATTTTGTTTTTTGAGTAAATCATCTGCAACTTTGTATGCAGCTTGTATGTTAGTTTCTCTTACTGCTGCATTTTCTAAAAAATTTGTAACGAAACCCATATCGTCAAGTTGGCTTGTATTTATGCCTGGTCTAAGTTGATAACTAGCACCTACTTTTTCAAAAGCATCAGTTAGAGGGGCTAAAGATTGTTCCATGCTAATGCCTGAGCTTTTATCAACTCCTACAGTTATTCTAGTGAATAATTCGTCTTTAGACTCTTTTATTGATTCTCTCAAAGGTACTCCTAATAGTGGTGTTCTTCCTGTTCCTTGAACTATTGACCTTACAGCCTCGTTTTGTATTACCATGTTCATAGTTGGTGTAACACCTTGATTTCTTGCAAACTTTACCAAATCATCGGCTTTTTGTTGTTCTTGTATTAAATAATTATCTTTGAAACCTTTGAGCTTAGTTGCAGTTTTAGAACCTAAAATGCTTTTCCATTTATTTTGTATTGTGTCAAAACCTTTTAGCTTGCTTAATTCTGCTATATTTTTAGTTCTAAGTTTTTTGCTTTGATAAATATTTTGCCCATATTTTATTGCAGATCCAATACCATAAGTTAAACCACCAACTAGAGCGCCCTCTTTCAAAGCTTCTTCTGCAACATCTTCAAAATCTTTTTGCGGTAAAGCCTCAGGCGCTGTAAAATCTAATATCATTTCATAAACCGCTCTACCTCCAGCAGAACCTAAACCTGCACCTACTGATTCACCAGATAAACTTCTTGTTACTAACGCTCCAGCAATACCTCCAACTACAGCTCCGCTGATTTCAAGAGTAGGTTGTAGCCAACCTGGTAGATCGTTAGGATATTCGTCTTCGCCTATTATTCCTAACTTAATGCCAGCGTCTCTTGTGTTTTTATAATACTCTTCTGTACTAATCCTGCCCTCTTGCAAAAGTCGTGCACCTGTTATTTTGTGTGCGTCAAACAAATTTTTTATTTCTTGCATTTGTTTTATGTCAGCATGACTAGCCAAGCCTTGTTCAGACATACCCATAAGCTCAATAGTTTCTTTTTTTCTATCTTGTAATGCTCTGTCTAACGGTGTCAAATTTATTGGTGATACCATTTACTCCTCCAAAAACTGTCTGTATGCTACTTCCATAGCTTCAAGCCCAGCTTCATCTCCAGTCAAATCTACACCAATTTGTATGCCAGGAACTCCGTAAAAAGAAGTAGCGGTCAACGCATCATCATCAGGAGTTACCCCCTTAAATCCTTGATTAATTACCTCTAATCTATTTACCATGTGTTTAACATTTGCTCTTGTTTTAATTAAGTTTGCTTGTGCTGCGCTTCCTGTTTTTGCTCTAGCAATTTGTCCATCTAGCTCACTAAGCCTAGATTCAAAATTGTTTCTTATAACACCATATCTTGCTGCTGCTTTTGCATCTCCGTTAGCATAACTCGATGGTATAAGTTCTATTATTTGTTGTAAAAGAAAGTTGTTTGGTTTACCTCTCCATGCGTCTGCTGCCGTAGCTTTAATATCGAAGTTTATTTGTTTTTTTGCTGCGTTTGCTATTTGAGATGTATAACCCCCAGCTGGTGCTAAACCAAAAAACGAACCTACGTCAGCTACACCTGTTTCAAACGCATCATACAAACCAAAAGCTTCTGCAACCAATAAATCTTGGTTTTGTTCTTGAAGCGTATAAGTCCTTTCAGGTATATCCCCAGCGTTCAATGCTTTTTGAAGTTCAACTTGGTCTTTTAGATTAGAAAGTTGTACTGCTTCTGCCCTAGCTTCTGCTAAGGACAAGTTTGCCTCTCTCATTCTCATTCTATCAGGCATTTGTCCAGCCTGTGTAAGTGCATCACTAACGCTTCTTCCTTGAGCTGCCGCTAAAGCTGCCGTTATGAGTTGCACATTCAAATCTTTATCTATAGCCATTAGAACCTCCTCTTGTATGGATCATCTATAGGTATTGGTGTTCTTGTAATACCTCTTGGTGCTGTAATTGATGGTGCAGCCATTGGTTTATTATCTAATAATCCTTGCATTACAAATATTGTTTGCAATAAAGGCAGAACTCCATCTGACAACAAACCCTCTCCTGCTGCATCGGATATACTTTTAGTTGGTTTTTCTAAATCATATAAATCAGCTATAACAGATGGGTTTATGGGCGAAGCTGTTGAACCACCAGAACTTGCAAATTCTCTTCTATAATCAGACATTCTTTTTTCAAAATCACCTGACGATTCGAACATGCCTCTAACAGGTCTTTGAACATTTGGAACAACCGTTCCTTTTTGTTTTGTTCTATCTATAAAATTAATTTGATCAAGAGAAACTCCTGCGTCTTGTGCTAACTTTCTTTCTGCGTCCCTGAGCCTCACTTGCTGGTCAGCTGAAAATGGTTCAGCTTTAATTTTTTCAACATCTGCTACTAATTGCGCAGGGTCTATTCTGGCTCTGTCGTCTATTACAGTTAGATCTCTTGCTTTACCAGGATCAGGTGAAGCCAATATATTAGAAATCCTTGTTCTTTCTTCAAAGAAAGGACCCCTGTAATCTGCTGTTTCCGTAAAGATGCCTTTATAGTTGGGATTACTTAATATATCTTCGTTTGCCTTTATTCTTTGTTCCATAGACAATTCTTCTACAGCAAAAATTCTTTTATCAGAAGCTGTGTTGCCAACCATACTAGGTGCATCAGCTGGAACATAATTTCCATCATTATCTAATCTTACATGCGTTACATAATTGTTTGCATTTGTTCCTGTAAGTGCGTCCATTCTACCAACGATATTTCCACTTTCATCTACAGACATTCCTGTTGGTATCGCATCTAATGGATTTTCATTGTAATCGTAATCTAGCTTGCCTGATTCAGCTAACTCTTTTAAAGCCTCTTCTCTCTCTACAGGACTTCCAATAAATCCTGGTGATTGACTTGGGTCTCCCAAAATACCTGAAAACCTACCTAAGCTTTTAGATATACTTAGTAAAGATAAGTTATTTATAAGGGCTTGATCTCTTTCCTGTTGTCGTTTTATTGCTTCGTCAGCAATCTCTCTCCTTTTTTTCCTTTCTTCATCTATTCTTTGTTGTTCTAAAGTTGCCATTTTATCTCCTAGTTAAACATGCTTCCAATTAGATAAGCTCCTGCTGCGGCTGCTAATCCTGCTGGTCCACCTGCCTGCATTCCGCCTAAAAATGCTGGCGTCCCATACATATAGCCTCCTGCTCCAGCTAAAGCAGCTAAAGTAGTATTTGTCGTATTAGGGGATAGTGGGTTACCCATATCAGTTCTTGCTGATGTGTTACCTGGCAGTATGCTTCCTGCAACCAAGTTAGAGTATTCAGCTAATCTCGATCTTGGCTCTACTTGTCCAAATTCAAATGCTGCTCTTCTAGCGTCTATTGCTTGTTGTATTCTTGCTTGTTCTGCTGCTCCGACTGCTGCTAACTGTGAAGCTGGTATTTGTAAAGCACCTAATGATTGTGGTGCAGTAGCAAGCGACCTTGTTTGTGCCTCTAAAGCTTGACCGTATGCCCTGCTATACATGTTAGAAGATATATCTCCTGCTCTTTGTAAAAAATTACCGATAACATTGCTTTCTAATATAGCTTGTCTATCACTACCTAGCTGCCCTGCTCCAGTAGCATCTCTTCTTGCTTGTTGTAACAAACTTTGTGTTTGCGTAAACAAGGGTCTGATTGCAGCTTCTGTTGCTCCAGCTATGTAAGGATTACTCGCTAAATTCTGTGGACCACCAAACTGAAACTGTAATGCTGGTATCATAGAAGACGCAACAGCGCTTTGCCCGCCTAATGCAGTCATTCTTGCTAAATTTTCAGCGTCTAGTTGAGTTTGTGTTGGATCAGCGTAAAGCTTACCAGGAAAAAACTCTCTAGGCGTGTCTGCTTGATTCCGTGCTCGATTGTATACATCTAGTATAAACGGTTGTTGCCCCGAGAACGGTTCAGCTGATTGTATTGTGTTGGTGCTGCCTCCACTCATAACTTTCTCCTATTAATGTTGAGTCTCAATTTTTTTGCCTAAGACTACATAAATTTGTTTGTAATTATTTTCTTGAAGTTTTTTAATAAATCCCTTTCTGCAAAACATTTCTACTGCTTGACAGCGCATATATTTTGCCCAATCTTCTATTTCATCTAAAAGATGAAGCCATTTATCTATCCCTACTCCTCCCAAAGTAACAATTCTGCATACTTTTTTGTTCGGATATTCTATTATTTGTGTTGTTACTGCTGCCGCTACTTTGTCTCTTTCATCAACGACAACCCAAAGTTGCATTTCTGCTTTCATGCAAGATTCTTTGATGTCTTCAACGGTAAGTTCTTCTTGACTTTGATCGTTACCTAATTCAATAAAATCTTTACAATGTTTCCAATATAAATCTACTTCTTTTGATGATATTCCAATTAATTGCATTATAGTTTTGTGTAGTTTCCTGCTGCGTTTACAAAGTAAATGCCCTCGCCGCTTCCTGGATCAAAGTTTGTGCCATCAGCATAAACTATATCTCCTTGTTTCTTTCTTTCGGGTGTTGCATTTTTGACTTCAATAAAAGTAGTAGGTGATTCTTGTAATGCGCCTTGCAACTTTACAAATTCTTGAAACAGATACTGTGGTAAATCTTCAGGGTTGTCAGGTACGGGATTAGGTGTATATCTTGGTCCTTGTGCCATTATCTTTCTCCTAATATTTCATATTCTAGGTCATAACCATTTAATTCGAATGTTGTTGAAGATGAGTTTTGAAACTTAACAGCTATGTATTTACCTGTTGCTCTTGCATCTATTTTATTATTCGATTCTGAGTCAAAGTTTTGTGCAGATGAATAAGTATATGACCCGTTAGGAGACATCGAGCTGCCTACGAATATTTGTGCTGTGCCTGTGCCAGATATTCTTGGAGTCATTTTTCTGACTTGTTTAACTGTGTTTGTGTTGCCGTCAAGAACTAAACCTTTTCTCTCAAGCGTCATAGTAAAGTTTGAGCCTGCAAAATCAAAACCTTGATCTCCTCTATAAAATCTTGTGTCTGCTGTACCTGCCATGAGTATTGTTACTTCTGATGGATTGTAAAGTCTTTGTCCCCAGTTTTCTGTTGTGTTGTAAGCGTCCCAGCTTTGTGATTGTCCTGACCATATTTCAGTAGATGTTCCAGGATTAACAATACCTGTTGCTATGTGAAGTATGTCTGGCAAATCTCTAAAACTAAATGCGTTCAGTCTGTAATTAAATATCAAAGCTTTATTACAAAATGTAGAACCTACTGATGGATAAGACACCCATATTTCATTCTTTTGTTTGTTATGTGTTACAAATATATTTTTATAATTTGTACCATCTAAATCGTTAAACAAAGTTCTTTTAACAATATCTGTTGCAATAGATTTTTTTGTAACGCCATTGTGGACTATTATATCTCCCTCAACGACCACGAAATGTTTGTTATCAAACTCTACTGCACAGTTTCTTGATAATATACCTGTGTCGTTAAATAACTTTTGAAAACTAAATACAAGATTACCGCCCAAGTAGTTCATCAACCATGTGCTTCTTTCTTTATAGATTATAAAAGATTTGTTAAGAGCAAAGCCATCTACAATAAAATCACCATCATCACCTACGGTCGTAGAACCTGCGTCATTAGTAGCTCCAGCTACCCAAGTGCTCGGTATTGCACTTGATGTGTCTGACCACCTTATCTTGTTGGGCAGATTGGTACCTGATTCTGTCATATTCAGGGCTATCAAATAATTACCGTATGACCTCATTGACTTACAAGTAGTGCTAGCGGGCCAATTAGTTAAATCAATAAACTTAGAAGTACCTCCGTCATAAAGCTGAGGATCGTCTACTCCGTTGTTAATTATGACGTTGCCATTAAATATAGTTCCTACCCAGTTTCCTACGCCTGTAAGATTGGTTGAATAATCTCCACCAGATACTCTCGTTACGTCTGCATTGGTAGTTCCGTCAGTTCTGTATATTTTTGCAGTACCAGCATAAAACCAATAGTTAGTTGTGCCTGTTAAGTTAATTAAGAAATAAGGCGCAACAGCTGGATTTGTAAATACCGTATCATGCCCTGATATTTTTTTTGCTGCGTTATCTTCAAATCTAGCATTTTCTGTATGTGTAAAAAACTCATTAGGCAAAGCGGTAGGGTTTACATCTTTTACCATACCTTTAGGTGTGCCTACTTGAAATACAGGCATTATGCAGTCCTCTTCCAAATATATACAGTAATATATGGTTGTAACAAACTAAACGCTGAACCACCACCAACAGATGATGTTGAAACATTAGTAGTATTTATCGTGTTACCTTGCGATATCCCAGCGTTATCACTATCGTTGGTACTAGCAGCGATTGTGTGAGAGTGAGCTGGAATTTCTGAAATACTTAATGTTTTGGTTTTCGAACCACCAGTTTCTTCTGCTGAATCAAAATCAGAATCTGAAGCGTCAAACCCTGTTATTACACGACCTGCCCCAAACGCTGCCCATGTACCAAACCCTAACAATGTAGCTGGGTTCGTTGAGTTACTTGCGTTCATGTATATTGATCCTACAGGGTATACAGCTTGTAATGTCGTAGCTGTGTTACCAGCAACAGTCAACGTACCTGTCATGGTAAGATTTCTTATCCCTGTAATATCTACATTCGCATCTGCTGTTACTGCTTTCGATGCTTGTGCTGTGCCAAGTGTTGTAATATCTACATAGTTAAGTTCAGTAGTGTTTGCTGTAACACCATCGAGTAAATTTAATTCTGTGTGTGTAGAAGTAACAGCTCCTGATATGTTAGGAAA